CCCGCCTATACCGCTAGTACTAATATGCTTCATATATACATCTATTATCTCATTTTGATAATCGCGTAATTCTTTCACAAACGGCACTGAAATGGCTGACCCGGGTTCAATCTCGCTATTAGGTGGTTGGCCGTATCGCGCTATACCATAGAATCGGGGAATATATAATTTCTTGGTGTTTTCGCGATATACTGGGAATGCGACTTCTTCAGTCGCCGGACCAAACCCCGGACCAAATGTCGCCGGTTTACAAAACAAATCTTGGTATAAGAATTCTAAATCGGCTTTTAATAAAACCTCTTTGGGAATTGTATACCCCTTTTTCCCAAGATAGGAATTAATACGGATTTTTTCTTGATATTCTAGGGTCATATAATCGGCTATTTCGGTTTTTTTTGCAGATTTTGGTAATGGCTTAGCAGGTCCAGTCATATAATTGATGCGGTTTTGACTAGCATTTCCTTTGATTTTTTTTGAGAAAAAGGGGGGCTTAGAAGACATTATTCGGTGTAATTATTATTCAATATATTTAGACTATACCATTCAATTTTACCAAGATTGAATCTAACCGTTAAGCTACCAGAAAGGACACATGTGTAAATGGTCGCTCTTTGAGCGACCATCCACTGGTTAGCCCCCAAAGGGGGCTATTAGTCCTTTCTTGTAGCTTTAGGCATGCCTTCATTTATGTGAGAGACCATGTATGGTCTCTCACATAAACAAGTAATACCATTGCGATTCCTTGCGGAATCGCTGGTATTATGAAGGTTAACCGTTAGAAAATCTGTAATTTTTTTGGGTTATGCCGAATGGACATTTATGACCATGAAATATTATATTATATAATGTATATAGTATAATAATGAACCGAATGGACTTGATCAAATTACTTAAAACAACATCGCCCGTAGAACTTTCCCTTTTCATCGTCTTTATTATATATTTAATATTTCCGGTGGAAACCCCCCAGTTCTTAGGACCTACCGTCGATTCCCCCATCGGTATGATTGTGATGTTTTGCGTAACTTTATACTTGTTTTTATACGCGAATCCCATTTTAGGCGTATTGTATATTTTCGTTGCATATGAATTACTCCGCCGAAGTGCAAAAGTGGTAGGCACGAGTGCATATGTCCAATATACGCCGAGCCAAGAACGTCGCAATACCGAAATGAAAGCCATGAACCCGGTTAAAACGACATCATTAGAAGAATCGGTGGTTAGCCAAATGGCCCCCGTAGGACGCAGCGACCCGACGACATATGTGAACTCGTCATATAAACCCGTGGCTGATAATAATCATAATGCATTTTCGGTTTAGGGCTTAGGCCACCCTCTGATTGCTGATGCAGTAATTGCGATTAAACCTATCATAAATACAAATATGCACATCATTTTAATATTAAACCATAGTGAAAACACCGGTTTTTTCTTAAAATTATTGTAAATAGCCATTGTAGAAACTAAAAATGTTAAAAATACTAACATACCGCCAGCAATTAATGGATAATTCGTATCCTCATGTCCAAACCCATAACCGAATAATAATATTATAGGCACCCAAAATGAGACAAACCATGCAGTATTATACCACCATGCAGTATTAAACCAAACATTGTTTTCAATCGCGGAATAATCTTGATTAGTCATATATACATATAGGTTTTCGTGTATGTAAGGCACTGCCCATAATGTAGCTATAAATACTATAAAAAACATCATATAAGTCACTACAATCGCACTTGTGGTTTGCGTTTTAACATCACTTAAAACGGGTACTTGGTAAGTCTGTATCCTATCTGCGCCGACATCGGCTAATTCACATTCCAGTAAATCGCCATTTTTTGTGTCGTCTGCAACAACTTTGCCTTTATCAACACTGAATCCTTCTCTCCCTACAAATCCTTCCGCTTCTGGTATTATAACTGTAGTTTCAACTATTTTATAGGCCGAATTAAATGCTTCAAATAAAGTAGTGGTTGATGTATAAGTATCTAAACTTTCTTTTATTTTAATTGGACAAGTATAAATAATCACCCGTTTTGGGCTCTTATTATCTTTAGACCCGTATATAATACTTTTGAAGTCACATTCACCTACAAAATATTTGTTTATGTCTAAAGATTCCGTTTGTTCTCCCGAATGTTTGATTATATCATCAATTTCGGTCGCTTTTTTAATAGTTTTATCCGTTTTCAACAAAAAACACACAAATAAGTTAGTATCTGATGATAATGAAATGTGTTCTACAATTAATTCTCCATCATAATCGGCCTTGTCTATTGTATGTATTTTCCCACAAATGTATAATTTTCGGGCTTGGAACTTTTCGGGGGTATTTGACGGTTCGGTATAAATCACATTGGGTTCATTTGCTTTACCGAAAAAATTGGCCGTTATCATTTTTGATGATTCTTGGATAGAATCGGTATTAAGTTCGGGATAATTTAATTTGATTTTGATAGATGTATCTGGTAATGGATTTACTAATGAAAACGACATAATATACTATATATCTTATGGATATAGTATATTTTTATTGACGTCTTGATTTACGACGATTGCGTTTATTTTGTTTAGAACGAGTTTTGCGAAATCGGGTTCCTCCTACTGGTTTTGCTTGTTTTACTTGTTTTACTTGTTTTACTAGTTTTTGTTTTTCTAGTTTTGCTGCTGCTGCTTCTTCTGCTGCTTCTGCTTCTGCTGCTTTTGCTGCTGCTTCTGCTGCTGCTACTTCTGCTTCTGCTTCTGCTATACATGCATTAAACTCTGTTGTTGATTTATATATTGAATTATTAACGCTCTGAGCCCGATCAATTTTATATATATTGTTAGATAATGTTACTTTTGCTGCACACAACATCATATACTCACCTACGGCATCTAAATAACTATTAACTGCGTCTCTATACGGGATTTCGATAGAGTTAAAAGAGCCGTCGGGAAGCTCGGCGTTCCCTCTAATAATACCGGTTGCTACTGGTTGTTTGTTGTCGGTCTGTTTAACATGAACATAATAATACTTTGTGGATGAGGGTGGAGAGGATGAATGAGAAGATGATGAAGAGGATGAAGGAGAAGATGATGCAGAGGATGATGCAGAGGATGAAGAGGATGCTATTGATGTTTTGAATGCTGAATTTGCTGCTGGGCCAAACACCATTAATAAATTACTATATATTTAGCACATATTATTATTTCGCAAAGTCAAAACAAAACGGCATTTTATCTATAGCTACAGATACCAAAGCCGGGTCTCTATCAAACCGCGATATCCAAAATTGATAGACCCCTAAAAACGGGTCTATACGCAGGCCTATGCAAAACTCTATACTCAACTTCTCAAAATGGAATATTTGCGTATATTTCAATGGTCTAAATGTTTCCTTTTCTAACATGACCAAAACATGGTAATAATGGCGGGGACAATAATCTTCACTAAAATGCACTAGACCGACTAAAGTATTATCATCATATTCAGTAAAAATAGTGGACCCACGAACCCGATTAAAAAACGGTGCATTTATTGGATATGTATTCACAATTTCCAGTTTATTATCTACTATTTTCCCGATTTCCATAGGTGACCATTTATATATAAACAATTCACTATCCGTCGCATTTGATACCGGTATCCAATTCTTTTCGCACCAGGTATCTTGGGGCGGTTCAATGACCCGACAATCCGTGCACATTTTATTCACAATATCGTATTTACCAATCACCATCCGGTTCCCATCCTTTGACGAATAACCAATACTGGTTGCGATGAAACGGATATCTTGATTCCCTAAATATAATCGTATATCTTCTAGGCCCAAGAATCGCCCCGATTTTTGCGGCAAATCGGCCGGGTCCTGCATCTCATCATATGATATCGGTTGCAGATTATCATTTAATATAGAAACAATATTCTTACTAATAATCGTATGTTCGGGATGGTTCACCTGATAGTGACCGGAAGGTAAACATAAATAATTTATAAACCGCGTATTCAAAATATGTTTGCCTTGGTAATATAAATACGCCGCCGAACACGGTTCATATGTCTCAATCTTGGGATAATCGTATAATTGTTCGGCTAAAGATACCTGAGATAAATTCATAGAACACACATCCGCGGATATATTGAGTATAGTATCATTATGGTCCCCGCAATACCATTTTGGACGCCAATCCGCGACGGCTTCTAAATACGCCCAGAAATTGACTTCCCACACCATTTTGCGGAATTTATCAAGAAACTTGGGAAAATGTTCCAAATATTTTGCATGAAAATCTAAAATAGTATTGCGGTCTCCCAAGAAAAATCCCCCGCAAAATCGCCAGTGGATTTGATGTAATATATAATTTTCGGCTCCATCGGTCGGTATTCGGTTCCAACATCCAGGAAGTGTGATGAAAGATGGTGCGAATATGCGACGAGATAATATGCGTAGGTTCTCTTGAACTGACTGAATATCTTGGAAAATATATGAAATACTGAAATCTATCCAGGCGAAATGCATCGTATTCCACGGATTTTGCTTAATTGTATCCGATATTAATTCTATCTTGGAATGCATTAAACACATATAGGGGAATGTATCCTTTTCTATATTGCGAGAATCGGGTAACACTATATCGGAATATTCTGCCGTCGTTTTGTATATCCATGTATCTTGGATAGTCATGACTTTCATGATTTTGATATTGGGATATTCTTGGGAAAATGCGGTTAATAAATCTAAACAGTCGGGACTTACATAAATACATAATTGTATTCCCGTTTCGGCAATGATGCGGAACCGGTCAAATCGCCATGTGAAATCTTTAGAATCAAATGGTTTGTCTCCATAGATGTTTATAAATGCCGATACGAAAGTTAAGTTGGAAGTCATTTGCTATAATATATTGCCGACCATTTATATTTATTTTGAGTAAATATAAATTTTACATTTTTTTGCGTTTATGTTGGGTTTTTCTGTTAGATGTTTTCTTGCGAGATTTTGTTTTACCGCCTTTTCGGTTTCCAACATTTTTTCGGCGTAGTGGGTATGCGGTTACCAGTGCATTAGCTGGTGGGTTTGCGGTTACCAGTGTATTAGTTTGTGTATTAGCTGGTGTAATGTTTCGGGTTCTAACAATGTTTTGGTGTTGTGAGCTTACGGTTACCAGTGCATTAGTGTTTTGGTTTCTAACACTGTTTCGGTTTCTAACAAATTTTTGGCGTCGTGGGTTAGGGTTAAATTGTCCGTTAAGTGTTTGTGCAAGAGCAAAATCCGCATCTTCCTGGGCTTTTCTCGCAGCAGCTTCTTTTTTAGCAGCAGGCGGTGTTTGTTTTTTTGCTAAATTTGCCGCATATATAGCATCAGCATCTTCTTGGGCTTTTCTCGCAGCAATTGCCGCATTATTTTCTTCTCCTTGCATTTTTCTAGCAATTTCTTCATCTGTTGTTATGGGTAGCCGTTCAGGTAATGCAGGCACTTGGTCAACCCTCTCAAATAAAAATATATATCTTGTATTATTTCCATGTTCGTTGGATACATGGTCTACCGACGGGTCAAATCCAACTGAATCAATATTAAGTGGATTGGTTACATATGAATCGCGACTATAAACACGATGGTCATCATATAATATTCCCATATCATTTACAAACTTATAACAATGATAATGTCCGCTAGTTGGTGTAGTTCCAATATGTTTTATAGTCGCATTTACTTTATATGTTTGACCATTTACAACAATTCTATCATTTGCAATAGATACATTTGACGAATTTTTATCAGTTACATTCGTTCTATAATTAGGTGTAAACCGGACTAATTGTATCAATAAATATTTTTTTAAATCATTCACATGTATACTTTTGAAATATGGCGGTCGTTGGCCAGAACAACCAACCGGTGCGTATTGGTCCACTGGGCTTTCTGCTTGTGAATATCTATCTACCAGTTCTTGAAAAGTTGATGCCCTAGGCAACATTTGAAGCGACCATATATTTTGAAAACCGGGTTCAACCATTTCATGTTTATTACGTTCAGTCGCTGCACACCAGGTTTTGGAAATTTCTGTATATTTAAATAAATTGGTTGTTCCTGGATATATAGTATCAATATAATCTAGTAATTGAGATAAAAACTCATGCGGGTCTTGCTCGCCAATATTTCCGCCAAAAAATTGTCTACATAATATGCGATATTTATCATCTATTGATATTGATTCTTCATTATTTTTGTTATCTCGTAAATCTATAAAAATATTTTTTATAGTATTTATAATTTCATCATCTCCTCCGTATCCTATTATTAAATCTCGATATTCCACTATTGAAAATAACATTTGTAATGATGATATCATATAACACATTGTGCCTGGATTTATGATACCACTATGTGATGATGTATCGTCATAGCGCTTGATTGAATCATCATAATAATCCATGGAATCAGCATCAGGTATTTTTTTACGAGTAGCCCTGACTTTTACTGCTTGTTTGAGTGTTTTTGCTTTGGGCATATATATTATAGGCATATATATTATATCTTGAGAAAATTGATTCCTTTTTTATCAAGATATTTTTATGATATTTACTTACCAAATTATATCGTAAAATGTCGTCTCTTAACCTTCATTTGGCTCAAATTGCGGAACAGCTCAATAAAGACCCTAATAAGGCCTCTAACCGTACTCTTCGCAAACGCGTTCTCATATTTGACGTTGAAACTACCGGTCTAATTCCCAAGAAAGACCCTGTAACAAAAGCCCCGCCTCCCATTGAGACCTGTCCCTATATTATACAATTTGGTTTTGCAGTCTATGATATTTCACTAAAAATCGTCGTTCGTCAGTTTACCTCATGTATAAATATTCCACAAACTGTGGTTATTGAACCTTTCATTACTGAATTAACCCGGGTTACTCGCGAAAGATGTGATGCAGGTATGTATATTGAAGACGCATTGACTGAATTCTACAATGAATATCGCCGGTGTGACTGCATAGTCGCCCACAACATGGATTTTGATAGCGAAATGATTTCTTTGGAATTTCACCGTTTAAATCAACATATTTTGATTAAATGTCCTTTATACTTGTGTCTTTTCAATGAAAGTTATAATCGTCATAATAATATTGAGATGGTTTGCACTATGCGTTCAGGTAAAAATCTGTGCAATATTATGGTGCAACCTCCAGCCAAACTAGACAGTCTGGGCCAAGAAATCTTGCCGAAACCCTATAAAAAGTTTCCTAAATTGGAAGAGCTCTACTTTGCTTTGTATCAAGAAATGCCCGGCGATTTACACGACGCTTTAGTTGATACTTTGGTATGTTTACGTTGTTTTGTTAAAATGTATTTGCGAACCGATGTTAGCTCGGCGATTTTTCAGAGATGGCTCAGATTTTAGGTTATACAAATTATTAGCTAGAACACATTTCACATATATTATCTTGATTATTGTTCATATTGTTTTTTTTCTCGGGTTCAATCGTAAATTGTTGTGCCCGTGCTTTCCCTCGTCTTCGCAAATAATATATCCCCGTCTTTAGTCCTTTGGACCACGCATAAAAATGCATAGACGTCAAAGAGTTGTAATTAGGGTCTTCTAACCATAAATTCAAACTCTGACTCTGGCATATAAACGCACCCCTATCCGCGGCCATATCAATCAACCCTTTCATAGGCAATTCCCATACCGTCTTATACTTTTCCCTGATTTCCACCGGTATTATCTCTATATGTTGAATAGACCCATTATTCGCCACTATATTATTCTTCATTTTTTCGGACCACAAGTCTAATGCGATTAACTCCTTCATCAAATATTTATTCGCCACAATGAATTCACCGGCCAATGTCCGGCGTGAATAGATATTGCTCGTAATCGGCTCAATACATTCATTATAACCCAATATTTGCGACGTAGATGCAGTGGGCATCGGGGCCAATAATAGCGAATTTCGTAAGCCATTGTGCATAATATCTTCTTTCAATACCGGCCATTTATAACGAGTTGACTTATTTAACCCATCAGTCCACATATCAAATTGCAAGATTCCTTTACTCGCTGGTGACCCCGAAAACGTTTCATATGGACAATCTTTCTTCGCCAAGTCACATGACTCAGTCAAAGCCCCATGATAAATCGTCTCGAAAATATCGCGGTTCAATTGTCTTGCTTCCTTGGATGTAAACGGCATATTCATCATGATAAATACGTCGGCCAGACCTTGAATCCCAATACCTATCGGTCGGTGTCGCATATTACTTAATCGTGTCTTTTCCGTAGGATAATAATTGATATCAATTATTTTGTTCAAATTATACGTCACTATCCGCGCCATTTTGTGCAACTTTTCAAAATTGAATGTGGGGGTCGTCGTTGTCGTCGCCTCATCTATAAAAGCAGGTAAAGCAATGCTAGCCAAGTTACATACAGCGGTCTCGTTTTTATCCGAATATTGGATAATTTCACTACATAAATTCGACGATTTTATCGTCCCCACATTTTGCTGGTTTGATTTGCGATTTGCCGCATCTTTATACAATAAATACGGGGTTCCTGTCTCCATTTGTGCATCCAATACTTTAAACCACAAGTCCCGGGCATTTATCGTTAGACGACCTTTCCCCGCATCCTCATATTTTTGATATAGAATATTGAATTCTTCGCCCCACACATCCGCTAAGCCGGGACACTCATCGGGACACATTAACGTCCATTTGCCGCCCGTTTTGATGCGTTCCATGAATAAATCGGGAATCCATAGTGCATAGAATAGGTCGCGGGCCTTCAACTCTTCGTCGCCGTGATTTTTACGCATTTGCAAGAACATTTCTATATCGGCATGCCACGGCTCCAAATAAATGGCGAAAGACCCATTTCGTTTAGACCCCTGGTCAATATATTTCGCCGTATTGTTGAATACTCGCAACATGGGCACAATACCAGTTGATGTCCCATTCGTTCCGCGTATTTGACTCCCCGTTGCCCGAATATTATGTATATGTAGCCCGATTCCGCCCGACCATTTGGAAATCCGTGCACAATCTTTTAGCGTATCATAAATTCCCTCTAAACTATCAGATTCCATCGCCAAAAGAAAACACGACGAACATTGCGGTCTCGGGGTTCCACAATTGAATAGTGTTGGCGTCGCATGCGTGAAATATTTATTTGATAAATAATAGTATGTTTCTTTCACACGTTCCATATCTAAACCGTGAATACCAACGGCGACCCGCATCCACATATGCTGTGGACGTTCTACAGTGATTTTATTTATTTTCATTAGGTAGGACCGCTCCAACGTTTTGAACCCGAAATAATCTATTAAATAATCCCGCGAATAATCGCACAATTGGTCCAATTCTTCGGCATTTTTCTGCACATTTTGGTAAAACTCGGCGGAAACAATGGGGGCCAATTTACCCCCATTATCCTTATAATTATATAATCGCGAAACGACTTCGGAAAAATAGGCCGACGTATTTTTGTGTTGATTTGATACGACGATTCGCCCGGCCAATGTATTATAATCGGGATGTATAGAAGCCATTGATGCACATTGTTCGGCAGATAATTCGTCGAGTTTGGTCGTAGAAATACCGTCATATAATTGGTCAATTACCTTTATTACGAGTGCAGTATAATTCAACTTTATATCGGCTTCTTTACCCAATTTCTTGATTCGCTGCAGGATTTTATCAAACGAAATGAATTCTTTATTACCACCACGTTTAACTACATACATATCATCATTCTCCGAGAATGCCGACATTAAGGTGAATGATTATCTAAATATATACAAATATTTCTATATTATTTTTATGTGTAAGTATCTATGAAAAATCTATTTCTGAATTGTGTAAAAAAGTTACACCATTCAGAAAATTGAAATACTCAGAAAATTGAAATACTTTATTTTGTAATAATAGTATAGTATTCAAATACCAACTACTATCATAAGAGACAGCGACAACAATGGCTACACATTTAAATGAGCAGATTAACCTGCATAATACCAACGCACCGGCTGTTTATTCTAAACCTAAGCCTTTGGTGGGTTCCACCGAGGGGCATAATTCCGGGCAAGTCCCAGTCACAATCACTTTCCCAATGGCTGTCTTAAACCCAGTCCCAGTGACCCCCGATGACGACGACGATGAGCCTTATACAGAAGAATACACGTATAGTGACTTTCAAGACGAGTGGAACGCGTATTTGCATGCAGAAGCAATCAGGGAAAAAGAGAAAGAAGATGCAGAGAAAAAGAAAGCCGGTTTCATAAAGAAGACGCACCTCGTTTGGTGCTCCTTGGGGGGTGCATTTAAGCATGAGGAATACTACGAGAAAAAAAAATAACAATACATAAAAAATCAGTAGTAGTAGCAGTAGTAGTAGTAATGGTGGTGGTAGTAGTGGTGCAGGAGGGGGGCTTGCTTTGAATGCCGCGGATTCGCTGCTCTTCTTGACTGCCCAGACACTAGGCATGGACAAGGCTGCCTTTCTAGGTAGGTAGTTAGGTAGGTAGGTGGATAGGTAGGTAGGTTGGTAGTACACCGAGCGGTCCCTGGTTCGAGAGCTCGCCAAAGGAAAAGAGTGTACCGCACGTACACAAAGCAAATGATGCAGTCATCGACATCAAAGCCCTTTAAACTTCGTACTCCCTCATCCCACTTCTATTTTATCCTTCGGCACTACAGTCCCCACTCCAAACCAGCGACCCTCCCCCCAGTTGGTAGGTAGGTAGGTAGTTAGGTAGATAAAAAATGTTTTGTTGTTTTGTTGTTTTGTTGTTTTTTGTTTTGGTAAAGATAAACTTAACCGTTAAGCTACCGGAAAGGACACATGTGTAAATGGTCGCTCAAAGAGCGACCATCCACTGGTTAGCCCCCAAAGGGGGCTATTAGTCTTTTTTTGTAGCTTTAGGCATGCCTTCATTTATGTTGGAGACCATGCATGGTCTCCAACATAAACAAGTAATACCATCGTGATTCCTTACGGAATCGCTGGTATTATGAAAGTTAACAAGGTGAAAAATTGAAATACTTTATTTTGTAATAATAGTATTGTATTCAAATACCAACTAATCATTTTCCTACTAACTTAACTCTAACTACTATCATAATATCCATCATAGAATAATAATAATGAAACCATCTTCCATCATGACTCAACTATCGTTTATCAACTATTTAGGGAACTCGGATAAAATCAAAGCCGGCGATTTTATTTTATCGGAAACAGTTTGTTTGCCGAAAGTGACTGGACGAGTAGTAAAAATCACCGATTATCATATCACGATTCACTGGACAAACAATGAAGATATTGATTCATTTAGTTTACAATCATTCTTCTCTGAACAAAATGTGGATGTTAATCGCATTCGGAAAACGAAGTTTGTGATTCCGCGATTAGATGGAACCGACACGACGGCCGAACTTAGCAAATTACTATGTGCATAAATATTATTCAACTGTTAACTTTCATAACCCCAGAAAATCTGTAAGATTTTCTCGGGGTTACTACGAATATTTCATGACCATAAATGGTCATGAAATATTTGAAGGCATGCCTAAAGCTACAAGAAAGGACTAATAGCCCCCAAAGGGGGCTAACCAGTGGATGGTCGCTCAAAGAGCGACCATTTACACATGTGTCCTTCCCGGTAGCTTAACGGTT